CGGTAAAGATTTTTACGGTCTAGTTGATAATCTTTTCTACGAGTCAAAGGGAATGGATGGACTATTCCAAAAAACAGTCCCTTATACCAAAGAGATTACATTAAAAAATTTTCAAGGTAAAAATTTGGGTCTTCCCGAAAAAACATTTGACTATATGCTTCTTTGGGATACCGCAAATTATACAGTTGGAATTTGTAGTTGGGATGCTTGTATGAAGCATACTGTAATGAAAGATGCTACCGTTTCTTTTAGAGTTGATTATTCTGATATTACTTTTTTAGCAAAAAATGTTATTCCAGCAGAAAAACAAGATTTCTCTGTTAGACTTTATGAATTGATTGAGGAATTGGTATGAAATCTCTTAAAACCTGTCTCCGTTATCCTGGCGGCAAGTCCCGTGCTTGTGTCAAAATGGATCCTTATTTTCCAGACCTTCGCAACTATGATGAATTCCGTGAACCCTTTCTTGGTGGAGGTTCCGTAGCAATTCATATTACAAAGAAATATCCAAACCTAGATATTTGGGTAAATGACCTTTACGAACCTCTTGTAAACTTCTGGCAGCAACTCCAGATGTTTGGGGAAGAACTTAAAAATGAGTTGGTGGATTGTAAAACTGCATACAATACTCCAGAACTAGCAAGAGAATTATTCACAAAATCTAAGGAGCATATCAACGATGAGTCTCAAAGTAACTTTAATCGTGCTGTTTCTTTCTATATTGTTAACAAATGTTCTTTTAGTGGTCTCACCGAAAGTTCATCTTTCTCAGAACAGGCAAGTAATTCCAACTTCTCCTTGCGTGGAATCTACAAACTGCCTGAATACTCCAGTTTAATTTCCAAGTGGCGTATAACTAATTACTCCTATGATTATCTGATGGATGGAAACAAGAGTGCTTTTATGTATCTCGATCCTCCTTATGATATTAAGGACAATCTCTATGGGCGTAAAGGATCAATGCACAAAGGATTTGATCACGATAAGTTTGCTGCTGATTGCGATGCTTGTTCTATGGACCAACTGATCAGTTATAATTCGGATCAACTTGTTAAAGACCGCTTTAAGAACTGGAATGCTGCTGAGTTTGATCTAACTTATACGATGCGTTCCGTTGGTGAATATATGCGAGACCAAAAACAACGTAAAGAACTTCTGCTTTTTAATTATGGAATTGAAGGATTGGTTAAACTCGATTAATCAGACAAAGAACAATCTGATTGATGAAGATCCCTTGCTTGAAAAAGAATATCCCCCATATGTAGTCAATCGTTGTCTATCAGGACATATTGATTGTATTATGTTTGCGAACGAAATGAACCAGCATCATTTCCTCCCAAAGAAGATGCAATATGACTTTTTTATAAATAGTCTGAGGAAAAAGAAGAGATTTTCTCCCTGGCTCCGTCAAGATAAAATCAAAGACCTTGAATATGTCAAATCTTATTATGGTTATAGTAATGAAAAGGCAAAACAAGCTTTGAGGATTCTTACTAAAGAACAACTAACATTTATTAAATCGAAATTTGAAACTGGAGGAACAAAATGAGTGTCGTTCAAGAACCTGAAGTGAAGTGGTCGCCCGACCAAATGGTAGAAGTGATTCTTAATGAACCTGATGATTTTTTGAAGGTTCGTGAGACTTTGACCCGCATCGGAGTTGCTTCAAGAAAGGAAAAGAAAATCTATCAATCTTGCCATATTCTTCATAAGCAAGGTAGATATTACCTCGTTCATTTCAAAGAACTGTTTGCACTTGACGGCAAACACGCAAACCTGACTGTGAACGATGTCCAACGTCGCAACCGTATTGCCCAACTTCTTGCTGATTGGGGACTGATTGAGATTGTAGATGTAAAGAAAATTCAAGATATTGCACCACTCAATCAAATTAAAGTTCTTGCTTATAAGGACAAAGGTGATTGGATTCTAGAAACCAAGTATAATATTGGGTCTAAGAAAAAGAGAACTGAGGAGGAGGAGTGATGGCTTCTGGAAGTTTTGAGTTTCGTTTTCGTCATCAAAATGAAGAGGCTGCTTGGTATAAAAACCCGAATACCAAGTTTGCTCTTCCAGATGAAGATGTGAATGTTAGTTGTGATGACCCATATTTAAACGAAAATCAATTCTTAGAAATGGTTCGTAGATTCTTTATTGCTTGTGGATATACCGAAAAGCAATGGAAGGATGCTCTAAAAGTCCATCTGAAAGAAGTGGAAACCGAATAATAAAGTAGGGAGTTCAACACTCCCTTTTTTATGCTTTCTGTTATAATTATATACGGATGCCGAAAGGGTCCACAAAACACAAACTCGCTTTTAAAGGAGCTGCTATAATGACTAACCTCACAAGGTACACTACTGCCGATTTGCCTACGCTTTTCGATAAGATTACGCGGAATAGTATTGGAATGGATGAGTATTTTGATCGGTTGTTTAATCTTCACGAAACGACCACAAACTACCCGCCGTATAACTTAGTCCAAATAAATAATGTTGAGTCAAGACTTGAAATTGCACTCGCGGGATTTAGAAAGGAGGAGGTCAATGTCTTCACCGAGTATGGAAAACTTTTTGTCGAAGGACAAAAAGAAGATACTGAATCGGATAGGACGTTTATCCACAAGGGTCTGGCTAGCAGAAGTTTTAAGAGAGCGTGGACTTTATCCGACGACACAGAAGTCCGAGAAGTCACCTTTGAAGATGGATTACTTGTCATTCGACTAGGAAAGATTGTTCCAGAACATCACGCTCGGAAAGACTATCTCTAAATAAAATAAAAAAATGAAAACTTTCCAGGAGTTCATTCAAGATATTCAAGAAAAAGTTGGAGATTTTGGAAATCCCCCACTTCCAACTCCAGTAAATTGTTATGGTAAAACTGTAAAATATGCGATGGCTCCTGGTAAAAAAGTTTGCGCCTTCAAGAGAAAAAGAGAGTAATAAATATCTTTGAATATCGTCGGCGCGGGAGGCAACTGGCAAAATCCAGTTGACGCCTCCCTTTTTTCTTGCTATAATGAATGAAGGATAACGTCTAAAATGTCTATTAAACTTGCGCTATTAAAGTCAGGAGAAACTGTTATCTCTGATGCTAAAGAGTTAATTTCTGATGACAAAGTTTGTGGGTATCTATTTGAAAATCCACATATTGTTGAAATGAGAAAAACTCTTTTGCTTGTAGAAGAAACTGAAGACCCTAAAAAAGGAGATTTGGAAGTAATTTTAGCTCCCTGGATTGTTCTTACTAGTGATAAACAGATTCCAGTTACTCCAGATTGGATTGTTACTATTGTAGAACCAATTCAACAAATTAAAGAAATGTATGAGGAAAAAGTAAATGGAAAAGAATGTCAAGTGCCTATTACTGAAGGTTCATAACGTTCTCGTTACTGAAATTGTAGAAGTCGGTTCTGAACTTGGAGAACCAGATTGTAAACTTATCAATCCTTGTAGAATTGATGAGGAAGGTAATCTGACTCCCTGGCCTGATGTAACTGACCAACGTGAAATGATGATTCACTCCGATAGTATTCTTACTATTGTTGACCCAAAACCTGAAATTGTTGAAAAGTATCTTGAACTAACTGCATAATGTCGCAAAGATTTTATACTAACGTCCAGATGGTCGGGGACCACTTCTTGGTGCGTGGTTATGAAGGTGGCAAACACTTTATGACCCGTGAGAAGTTTAACCCGACTCTTTTTGTCCCTTCCAATAAAAAAACAAAATATAAAACTCTTACAGGAGAAAGTGTTGAAGCAATTCAACCAGGATGTGTTCGTGATTGTCGTGAATTTATCAAGAAGTATGAAAACGTAGAGAACTTTAAAATCTACGGAAATACTCAGTACATTTATCAGTATATTTCTGATATGTACCCTGAGGACGAACTTAAATTTGACATTAGTAAAATCAAAGTTACAACACTCGATATTGAGGTTGCGTCAGAGAACGGATTCCCTGATGTAGAATCTGCTGCCGAAGAAATCCTGCTGATTACAATTCAAGATTATTCTTCAAAGCAAATTCGCACCTGGGGTCTTGGACCGTTCCAGAATAAACAGAAGAATGTAATTTATCGGTCATTTTCAACTGAATATGATTTGCTGAATGACTTTATCAACTGGTGGATGGTTGAAGCAAATATTCCAGAAGTTGTGACTGGATGGAATATTGAACTGTATGATATTCCATATCTTATTCGTCGCCTTGACCGTGTGCTTGGTGAAAAACTAATGAAGCGTTTTTCTCCTTGGGGTCTTGTGACTGAGGATGAGATTTATATTTCTGGTCGCCGTCATATTTCTTATGATGTCGGTGGTATTACTCAACTTGATTACTTGAATCTGTATAAGAAATTTACTTATAAAGCGCAGGAATCATATCGTCTAGATTATATTGCTGAGGTTGAGTTGGGTTCTAAAAAACTCGACCACTCTGAGTTTGATACTTTTAAGGACTTCTATACTAAGGGATGGCAAAAGTTTGTAGAGTATAACATCATTGACGTAGAACTTGTTGACCGTATGGAAGACAAGATGAAATTGATTGAGCTTGCGATTACAATGGCATATGACGCTAAGGCAAACTATGCCGATGTTTTTTCACAAGTTAGGATGTGGGATACTATTATCTACAATTATCTCAAAAAGAGAAATATTGTCATTCCTCCAAAAGAGAAATCCGATAAGGATTCTAAGTATGCTGGTGCTTATGTAAAAGAACCTATCCCAGGAAGATATGATTGGGTCGTGAGTTTTGACTTGAACTCGCTATATCCACACCTGATTATGCAGTATAATATTTCCCCAGAAACTCTGCTGGAAGAAAAACATCCATCTGTAAATGTAGATAAAATTTTAAATAAACAACTTACTTTTGAGATGTATAAGGACTATGCGGTATGTGCGAATGGCGCTATGTATCGCAAGGATGTTCGTGGATTTCTTCCAGAACTGATGGAGAAGATTTATAATGAACGTGTAATCTTCAAGAAGAAAATGCTTGCGGCAGAGCAAGAATATGAGAAGACAAAGAATAAGCAACTTCTCAAAGAGATTGCCCGCTGTAATAATATTCAGATGGCACGTAAGATTCAACTTAATTCCGCTTATGGTGCGATTGGTAATCAGTATTTTAGATATTTCAAACTCGCAAATGCTGAGGCAATCACTCTGTCTGGGCAGGTTTCCATTCAGTGGATTATGAATAAGATGAATTCTTATTTGAATAAAATTCTTAAAACGGGAGATGTAGATTATGTTATTGCTTCAGATACTGATTCCTTGTATATTAATATGGGTCCTTTGGTTGAAAGTGTATTCAAAGGGCGAGAGAAAACTACTCAAGGCATTGTGTCGTTCCTTGATAAGGTCTGTAATGTGGAATTTGAAAAGTATATTGAAAGTTCTTACCAAGAATTGGCTGACTATGTGAATGCCTATGACCAAAAGATGTTTATGAAGCGTGAATGTATCGCTGAGCGTGGTATTTGGACTGCGAAGAAGCGATATATTCTCAACGTTTGGGATAGTGAAGGTGTCCGTTATGAAGAACCTAAACTGAAAATTAAAGGTATTGAAGCAATCAAATCTTCTACACCAGCACCTTGTCGTAAGATGCTGAAAGATTCCTTCAAGATTTTAATGAGTGGGTCTGAGGATGATATGATTAACTTTATCGACAGTTGCCGTGAAGAATTTAAAAGTCTTCCACCAGAACAGATTGCTTTTCCCAGGACTGCTTCCGATGTTCGTAAGTATCATTCTTCTGCGGACATTTATGCCAAAAAAACTCCTATTCACATTCGTGGAGCACTTCTCTTCAATCATTATGTCAAACAGAAAAATCTTACAAACAAGTATTCGTTAATTCAAAACGGGGAAAAAGTTAAGTATATTTTTCTCAAAAAACCTAATATCATTCAAGAAAATGTAATCTCATTTATTCAAGAGTTTCCAAAGGAACTCGCACTTGACAAATACATCGACTATGAATTACAATTTGATAAGAGTTTTATAGAACCACTCAGAACAATTCTTGATACAATTGGGTGGAGTGTGGAAAAAACAGTAAATCTTGAACTATTTTTTTCCTAATGAATTTACCAATTACAGAATCAGAACTAGAACGTATTATGGAGATGTTGAAGCATAAAGATCCAAGTCTCTATAATAAGTTATGGTCCTACAAATTCAATCGTAAGTATACAAAAACTAAGGAATAATTATGGACTTTCTTAAAGATATTATAAAAGAAATTGGTGATGACTACACCAAACTAGCATCAGACATTGATGAGACTGAAACTTATGTTGACACGGGTTCATACATTTTTAACGCATTGGTTTCAGGTAGTATCTTTGGTGGTGTATCTGGGAATAAGATTACTGCTATTGCTGGAGAGTCTTCTACTGGAAAAACTTTTTTCTCTCTCGCCGTTGTTAAGAACTTTCTTGATACTCATCCCGATGGTTACTGTCTCTACTTTGACACTGAGGCTGCTGTCACTAAATCTCTTCTAGAAAGTCGTGGTATTGATGTTACCCGTCTTGTTGTAGTGAATGTTGTGACTGTTGAAGAGTTTCGTGGAAAGGCACTCAAAGCAGTTGATTTGTATATGAAAAAACCAGTAGATGAACGCAAACCTTGTATGTTTGTGCTAGACTCTTTGGGAATGCTCTCAACCGAAAAAGAGATTACTGATGCTCTAAACGACAAACAAGTTCGTGATATGACTAAATCGCAACTTGTAAAGGGTGCTTTCCGTATGCTGACTCTGAAACTAGGTCAAGCAAATATCCCAATGATTGTTACAAACCACACTTACGATGTTATTGGTGCTTACGTTCCTACTAAAGAGATGGGTGGTGGTAGCGGTCTTAAGTATGCCGCTTCTACTATCATCTATCTCAGCAAGAAAAAAGAAAAAGATGGAACAGAAATCATTGGAAACATTATCAAGGCAAAGACTGCTAAGTCGCGTTTGAGTAAAGAAAATCAGGATGTTGAAGTTCGTTTGTTCTATGATGAGCGGGGACTTGATAGATATTATGGTCTTCTTGAACTTGGTGAAGAAGCAGGAATGTGGAAGAATGTTGCTGGTCGGTATGAGATAAATGGTAAGAAACTTTATGCTAAGGAAATTCTCAAAAACCCAGAACAATATTTTACCGAAGAAGTAATGCAGCAACTTGATGCTGCCGCGAAACAACAATTCTCTTATGGAACGAATTGAGACAACGGTTCTCAGAAACTTAATATTTAATGAAGATTATTCTAGAAAGGTAATTCCCTTTATTCAACCAACTTATTTTGAGTTAAAATCAGAGCGAGTAGTATTTGAAGAGATTGTTAGTTTCATCGTTAAGTATGGTTCGGCAATTACGATTGAGGCACTCAATATTGAGGTAGAAAATCGAAATGACCTTAACGAAACTGAAATCAAAGAGATTAGAGAAATCAATTCTAATCTAAATGATGCGCCAGTAGATAATGGTTGGTTGATTGATACGACTGAAAAGTGGTGCCGTGATAGGGCAATTTATCTTGCCCTTATGGAGTCAATCCATATTGCTGACGGCAATAATGATAAGAAAAACCGTGATGCTATCCCAAGCATTCTTTCTGATGCTTTGGCAGTTTCTTTTGATAATAATATCGGTCACGATTACTTAAATAACTATGAAGAGAGATATGAATACTATCACCGAAAGGAGGACAAAATTGAATTTGATCTTGAATATTTTAACAAA